AGTTTTCTTGTCAATAACTTCTTTGCCTTTAGCATCAAAGATTCCTTCTATTGTGTGCAACTCATCTGTAATACCGTTGTATTGTTTAACATTGGAAGCAAGCAATTGAACAAAGTCTGTATCGCTTGAAATTACTACATGTTGGTCTTGGGGATGTAATGCAATCCAGCGAGCAATAATATCGTCACCTTCTGCGGTCGGACAACGTATTACACTACAGTTGGTCTTCTCACTCAAGTATTTAGTCAAGGCATCATATGTTTCCCAGAACATAGCATCTTCCTCAGCTTCTGCTTCGGTCAAAGCTGCACGGGCCACAGCACGATTGTTTTTGTAAGGTTTATAGGTATCCTTGCGCCAGCTACGACCTTCTAAGGCAAATACCACATGATCTGCTTCGAATCTGCGGGCCATTTTGTTAGCAGCCATAAGTGTGACATGCAGGGCAAATCCTACTTTTTCCCATGTGTCGGCTGCACGAAAAGCACCGTGTCTGGCACGAAAAAATAAGTTTGCTGTGTCGATCAGCACATATTTCATTTTGACCCTTAAAGGAGTTTGTTATTGTTAATGTATTGTAACAGATACTGGGCCCAAAAGCAATGAGCATTGGCACCAAAATGCCAACTAGCAGGATTTACTGTTTGAAATCCGTTGTTTCTAAGCACATGATTGTAGGTATGTGTAGAATCGTATGGTTTGATGTAGGCCTTGTTCCAGTCCATACGATTTTGTGACTGCTCAAAATCTGTATTACCGTTGAACATGACATGTCGAATATTCAGACTTTTGAGTTCCTGATGGAATCGCCAAATCTGGTCATGTGCCAGCCGGGTCTTTTCTGCCCAGTCAAGCCCTAGAATAAAATGTCGATATTTTTCTTGCAGTGCCGGTGCAATCGAGTCAGTTCCGCTGGCCCCTACTTGATAATACTGACCTTCGTGCAACCACTCTTCCCGCTCCCAAGTGGTCCATTGTAGCACCAAAAATGTATCCTGCAGTATGTCCTGATTTTGCTCAATCCAGGCACGTGTAGTGCGTATGATTCTTTCATTTGAACAGCCAGCCTGTGCTTCGCAGACTAGTATGGCACCCAGCTGATTGGCTAACTCACATCCAAAACTGGCACGTAGATTATCAGGATGTGGGTCTTGACCCATGCCCCAATACATGCCATCGTCGCAGGCCCAGGCATGGGGATTTACACATTCGGCGGCAGCAGCATGACTGTCACCGTTAACATATAAAATCATTTCTGTTTGAGTAATTTAACCGTTTCGGCCTCGGCCACACGCTTGCGGAGACTTGATGAACTAAATGAGTGATCTCGTCCGTTGAACACCAAATCGATATCACGTTGATAACATTCTTTTTTACCAGTAAAATCTTTGTCTTCGTATTCCACACCTAGAATACGCACATCCAAGGGCAAGATCAACAACAAGTCAATCAGGTCTTGTTCGGTCTGATATACCACTACTTCGTCTACGTATCGGCATGCTGCCAATTGTATTTGTCGTTCTACAATGCTTTGAACAGGCCGGTTCTTGGTGTCGGGGCGATCTATAGTGGGATCAGTTTGCAAGCCGCAGATCAAATAATCACAATGATTTTTGGCTTCACTCAGCATGGCTATATGGCCTGCATGTAACATGTCAAAGGTTGAAAACGTAATGCCGATCTTTTTGCCTTCGGCATGCAGTTGTTTGATATGATTGAATATCATGATACTTCGCTGCGTCCATCGCCGATATTTTTGCTTTTGATCACTCGGTCACGTTCGGGGTTCATGGCCTGTTCTTGTTCGTAGGTTTCCAAAACTATGTTGCGACATACCGCGGTAAACCAACGATCCACAATGTCCGCATCAGTATCTTTGGGATTCATTTGATAGCCAGCACGCACAAGATTGGCCACAAACTTGTCATTCCAGTCCAGTTCAAATGCACCCGACTGCATGTTTTCAGGATCAATCTCCATGCTGAGTATGGTCACAAAAGGTTCGCCACGTTCGGTAGCCTGATCTTTTTCACTCTTTTTGGGCTTGGGTGACTCAGATTTAACCGTTGCAGGTTTTTTCTTTTCAAAACTCTTTTTTAACTTGTCAAAAAATTTCATATTAGTTCCTTACTGTTTTAATTGTTGCATCAGGTATTCCGCTGTATCATAATAGCGTACTTCTTCTATGTCTATGGGGTCGCCCGGCCCCGTCCATATGACAATGCCCCGATAGGCACAAGTTAGCCATAGTCTTTTGCCGGTAATATCACAGCGACGCGGCCACCATAGATATACTTGTTTAATAGTGGATCGACTAATAAACACTTCGTGATCGCTGTTAAATGCTGGCATTCCTAGCATGGCAACATGTCCGTGTTGTACTTTCATTTGCCCCAGCCATTACCCCACAAGTCCACATGCAAACGTGGACTATAGTTCCACCCTTGCTCGCAACAGATGTTGGCAATGCGCAACTTGTTTTGATCGTACGGTTCTACCACTCCGCCCTGTGGCATCAAGTAGACTGGTCCAGTAAACCCTGCTGCTCGATATTCGTCTGTGGCACGAATAGCTTCATGAATGTGTTCGTCAGTTTCGACTACGAATTTCAAATAGGTATGCCCAATCTCAGCATAGCTCATAACAACATCGGGTCTGATGGCTTCTTCCCATTTTTCACCACTTGCACTTAATTTAGCACTGACACTAAAGGTCAAAGCCGTTGGACCTTTCTTGCCGAATTTAGAATTCAGTGTCCAGTTCAACAAGAAGTGACGAAAGTCTTTTTGCAGTTCCTGAGTACCATTTGTTTCAAATGTGATGTTTTTCAAGTCTGCCATACGGGGATGACTTAGTAATTCAGAATAGGCACGTTGCCAACCTAGCAATGGCTCTCCGCCGGTGATAACCAAGTGTACGTCGTTACCATTGTTTTGCATCCACTGGTGATTAGGAGTTAGGGCCAACATGCGTTCTACCAATTCCTCAGTGGTCTGCATAGGGCTCAGGTGTTTGTAAGCAGGATGCCATGACGCATAACTATCACACCCAGTTTCTACCAGGGGCAAGTCGTTAAATGTTGGATACATATGAACCATCTCTGCAACTTCGTCTGCTCCTGTGGACTTTTCTCCTGGCTTGCATCCAAACCCGCTACAGGTAAAGTTGCAACCATATGTTCTTAAGAACACGCTAGGTACTCCTATAAAGCGCCCTTCGCCTTGCAAACTATAAAATACTTCGCTTACTTTAATTTTCATTTCCACCAATCTTCCCAAGGAAAAACAATCCATACATCTTGTTCGACTTTATTTAGACCAACAGCTGAATAGTCTATATTTAATTTACTAGCACTGGCTTCATTGTCTACCAACACCGCTACTCGCACTGTGTTGCCCCAGATTTCTGCCCAACGAGCATCGTTAGGGAAGCAACTGTTTTGCCAGTCCTGTTGGATCCAGTTTAGTGTAGCACCCGAATCATTGATATCATCCACAATAAGAATACGCTTGCGACCGTCACCTGATGCCATGGCATCGTATTCTGGATATCCAAACGCATCTTCGGCCATCCATAGGTTGCTTTCTGGTTGTGAATTATCATCACGCAGACTCACTTTAAGACATTCCATTGGGCACTCTAGATATTGACTGATCAAATTAGCTGGCACCAAACCGCCTCTAGTAAGCCCTACCACATAGTCCGGCATCCATGCGTCACGTTGCAGTTGCCGCAGAATTTCTTGTGTCTGCTGTTCTACATTCTGCCAAGTATAGTATATTTTGTTCATACTATATTGTACACGACCTACTAGGGTTTGTCAAATAAATTCTGAACAATTTTATGTACACCATCCTCAAACGAGCGAGGTCGATAGTCCGGCATAATCCCACGTAGTCTGGCAATATCAGGTCTACGGTTGGCAGTTGATCCACTCTTACCTGCAGTGGTAATCCATACCGGATTGGCATGCCCTAAGGCCTGCGCTATGATCTCGGCGGCCATCATGATGGTAATTTCTCTGTCATTTCCAATGTTGATCAATTCGCGGCTCTGTGTCTGAGCACAGTGGATAGAAGCCGATACTGCATCTTCTACATGACAAAAACTGCGTGTTTCTTCTGGGCCAACGCATTCAAACACCCCGGCACGAATTTTGGTTATCTGATCCGCTAAAAAATGACCGGCCTTGCTGTTGTCGCCATACACGTTAAAATAACGAAACATAACCCAAGGCAAGTCAGAATTGGCCAGAAAATTTTCACTACAAATTTTGGCCAAGCGATAACTCCATCTAGCGTTGTGTATGTTGTTGATTACAATATCAGTATGCTCGGGCACCGGTGAGACTGGATCATCTGACACAACCTCGCTACTGGAGGCATACACTAATTTCTTTAAATTTTTACACAGGCTGGCCTGTTCAAATATGTTCAAGTCGCATACAAAATTGTTTAATAGGACCTGGTTAGGTCGTTCATAAAAGTTCTTGGTGCCGTTGATTGCTCCGTAGTGATAAATGTAATCAAAGTCTGTGGGCAAGTCTGCAAATGCATCGCCACGCATAAGATCAAGATTTAAAAATTTGTCACACGGTGGCACAGTACTACTACGGCTATGGTTGTCAACGGCCCAAACTTCGTTGCGGCTGTCCTGTTTGAGTTGGCGGCAGATTTCTGTGCCTAACAAGCCGCTGGCACCAGTTACTAGTATTTTCATTTTACTTTCTCATTATCGTCAATAACACTTTGAATCAGTGTGTAGGGTAATTCTAGATTTTTAATCAAGTTGTTCCAGGCACTGGTGTCTTTGGGAAGACAGTGGCCACCATACCCTCGCATGTTGGGATTGGCCATTAGGTAGGCCGGATTGATACAGTCGCGTTTGGTGATGGCTTTATATACATTCATGTAGTTGGCGCCCAACTTGTCGCACACATCATAGGTAATATTAGCAAAGGTCACACTCATGGCATGATGTACATTGTTAAAATACTTAATTACTTCGGCTTCAGTAGGAGAAACTCTGGCCACATTTTCTGGAAAGCTGCCGTGAATCTCAATCAACATGTCGGCATCCTCTCGAGTATAGGTACCAATTACTAGGAGGTCGTGATTGTACACAAAGTCGGCTAGGGCACTTTTAGCACGTAAAAATTCTGGAACCATGCTCATACGCAGACCTGGATGTTGTGACCGTAATCGATCTGTAGTGCCAGGAATCACAGTGCTTTTGATTGAAACTAGGCCTTTATAATTGGCTTGTGCTAACTCTGCGACCACACGATCTACAATGGTGGTATCGCAGTCACCGTTTGGTGCTTGATTAGTAGGCACACTGATAAATGCCACATCAGTATCCAAAACATCTGCCAGAGTGGATCCTTCATATTTGGGATCAAAAAAGCTCATGGCATGTCCAAGATATTCTAGTCCTTCAAACACAGCACTGCCCACAGTGCCTCGTCCAATAATTCCTATTTTCATTGCGGTTCCTTAAATGTTATATCTACACTTCTGCTAGGATCGTTCCGTTGATCCAGTTGTAAAATACATCTTGCTATTTCCTCTGGCTCTAAATAATCCAATTGGTCGCTAAAGGGCGCAACCATCTGAGTTCTGGTCCTAACCGGATTAATTAAATCTATACGCACCTCGGTGTCGGCAAACGCATCCGTGGCACCTTGCCATAGATTGTACAACGCAGCCTTGCTGGCACGGTAGACCATGTAATCCTTCCTGCCCAATTTATAAGCACTTGACCCAACCATAATAATTCTAACTGATTTTGTATTTTTTAAATAGTGTTGAATAATAGACCAGTTGCTGCAAAAGTTTATATTCATAGTTGGTCCAGCACGTTCGCTATTGTTGCTGAACCGGCCTGCACAATTGACCACAATGTTGGGTTCAGCATAGCCTAAGAATTCTTGTATTTGTGCTTCGGAGTCGGGATGAGTAAAGTCAATTAGATTTCGGTTGACTGGAATAACTGTATATCCGGCGCTGAGAAATGCCGAGCGAGTGGCTTGCCCAATGCCGCCTGTTGCTCCAAAAATAACTACAGTTTGTTTCATTAGACTACAATCGAATCAACACGATAGGTGTCGGACTCGTAGTCTTCGCCGCCACGTGGACCTTCAGCAAAGGCAATAAATGTACAGCCATGTTCGCCGGCTCGCATGGCATGAATCTCGTTGGGTTCACTGATGATCATGTCACCGTGGCTAGCCACAAATAACTGTACTGGTTCATCGGAGTCCACCGGCTTGCTGTAGTAGTTTAAGGTGCCATTAAGTACCAAGGTATACTGGGTAGTTAATTTATGATAGTGGTTGCCACGCACAGCCTTGGGTTTATTGGTAATAATACAGCCGTGATTCATATTGGCCTTGTAAAAAAGATCTGTAATGGTACCACGTTCGTCGGTATGTTGACCTAGACCTTTTTCAATATTTTTGTTGAT